TGTCTGCCATCTTAAACGCGGTCTTAACTAATTCGTGACGTGCTTTTAGGCGGTCTGCCAGTTCAACGCAGACTGGATCGTGGTTGAAGTCCGGCATGTCACGCGGCTCGCGTAGCTGAACGCTTGCGCCGTGGAACTTAAACTCGCCCTTGCCGTAGGTCGCGGCTGTGTCTTTGGCCAGATCTTCGGTGCGCTCGATGATGCTCTCCAGCGCCTTCACAACCGCTTTGCAGCGGATGTGAACGGAAAGCGGGTCGACGTTGCCGTCCATGATTTCGGCGGTGACGTGGTTGACAAAGGCCTCGATCTCGGCTCTGTCGATGTTGGTGGGCAGCGTCAGCATTGGTCACCTCCTTTCAGCGATTGGATGAATACTTCCCTCTCTTTGAGTTGCGATGCCTTAAATCGCAGTTTCATCTGGTGCTGCTCATAGTTGAAGCGGCCACGCTCCTCGCGTTGCTTGATGCTGAAGCGTGATAGCTCCAGCTTGATTTGTTCGTTGGTCATTGGTTGGTTGGGTTGGTTAAAGGGTTGAAAGATATTTGATTCCTGATTCGTACTTCGCCGCATCCCAGTTCTCGCGTGCCTCCAGCTTGTATCGCTGATCGGGATCGCTGACCTTAGCCATCAGCATTTGACCGTACTTGACGCGCAAGTCCGTGAGCATCTGCTCTTTGCCGATAGCCAGCGTCATCTCTTCGGCGGTTGCGATGCTTGTTTCCAAGCCGATGCCGAAGTTGCCAAGCGCCCTGCCCCACGCGGAGGACTCGCAATTCTCGACGTAGCTGGTCTTGTTGATAGCGCTACTGGTGCGATCTTCCTGCGCCATGCCGCTGGCGACGATGCGGCCATTGGGATCGGTGATGAGTGCGTTCAGTACGCAGAAGTCGGGTGTCAGCTGCACGACTTCGGTGGTGAGGGAGTGATCGGCGAAGTTTGCGCGGAAGTATTTGAGGCGCTCGACTACTTCGACGTAGGGTTTCCCTTTAATGTTCGTTGTTTTGAATTGGTGCATTTTTTGTTGGTTTAGTTGGTTGGTTGGCAGCGAAGTTCAACGCGGCGCGGATGCTGCCAAATCGCGCCCGGCATAGGGTGAGGGTGTCAGCCTCGCAGTAGACAGAAGTAAGTTGCATTTTGGACTGGTTAGAAAGTGTAGGTGTCATCTTCTTTGTTGAGTTCATTGGTATGTTTTAGGTATGCAAATATACATAAATAAATAATAGGCAGCGCGCAGAATGATATGTACCACCACCAGCGGTCGTGGAAGTCCGCCATCATGTAGACCATGCTTAGCAGGAAGGGGAGGATCAGTAGTAGGTTGCTCATGGGTAGAATAGGTTTTGGAAGTTAGACAGTGTGCGGTCTTTGCCCAGCACTACAAGCAGCGTTTGTATTTCGTCGAAGGTGCAGAGTGTATAGAAGTGCTTGCGTGTTAGGAACTCAACGCAGAACTCTCTGCTGTGCGGGTGTTCGTAGCTTTGGATGGCGTCGCGGGTTTCGCCTCTCATGCGATCCCAAAGGGTTGGTGCTTGTTGCATAGTTAATTTTGGTTTAGAAGGTTTTGACGTGCTTGAAGGTAGCGTCCGTAAAGTTCGTAGTTGAACGTCAGCGGCCTTTTGGTTTCGCTGGATGAAGGCGTTGCGGTTCGTTCCAGCATGTAGCGGATATGGCGATGCCACGCGTAGAGGTATGCGGGGATGAAGTTCATGGTTTGGTTGGGTTTAAGGTTGGCATTGGTAGAGGTGTTGATGAGCGTTGGAAGCGGATGAAGCGAAACCAGTCGCGGTGTTGGCTGCGAAATAGCGCGTCTACAATTTGACGTGTCCGCGTCGGGTTGCTGTTTGACCGGAACGGATATTCGGCGTGCATTGCGTACATCCCGCTGGGCAGCTTGTGGATGTAGGCCTCAACGATATTGCCGTTGTCAAGGGTGATGGGTGTGTGAGCGATGATGTCGTGTTGCATTGGGTTTGGGTTTAGAGGGTTAAAAGAATGCGCGTTGTCAAGTCGCGCCCCTTGGTGGTTGGTTTAGTAAATTTCCCTTCTCCAACTTGTGCCGTGTATTTTTTTTATGGTTTTATTATTTAAAATCGTACAATAAAAACCATCAGCATAAGCATATTGATTTTCCATTTTAAATGTTTTAGGCTCTCTGCCAAAGTATGCAATAAAATCAGCTTTAATCTTTTGCTCTAATTTGATGTTTGTGGTAGTCATTGTTTTTGGGTTTAAAGGGTTAGTGTGTTTTTTTCCGTTTTGGTATATGCAAATATACATACATATATATATACGATGCAAACTTTTTTTAATTTTTTTTTCTGCGTTTCCAGCGCGTAGACGCACTTTTGGACAAAACTTGTCCAACGCCCCCGATTTCCAAGCCTTGATTTTCCGCACTTACCTCAACCGAGCGAACAAAACGACGCTCGCCAGCAGTCCCAAAATCGCCCCCATTAGCAGTATCGGCCACCTGCTTTTGCGCTTCTTCGGCTGAACGACGACAGTGCGATCTACGATTGTCGTGTCGCGCATTATTAAGCGCTCTACGACCGTATCTCTGCGCAGGCGTATGACAATGCCACTACCCGAATTTGACACGCTTAGAACGCTTGTTTTCGCGCTATCGCGCAGGGCGAAGCGGCGTATCAACCCGGCACTGTCGCACAGGTCGGGAAGCGTCAACTCCGTCAAGCTGCCAGCGGTCACGACTTGCCGGTCGGTGTGAACGATAGCACTGGTGCGGATTACCTCCGCAGGCTTCCGGCAGCAGCCAAAAAGCAGCAGGCTAAATATGAGCGTACTCTTGTGTCGCATTGAACGATGGGCAGGCTTTGGATACTTTCGGGAAGTCGCGATGGCCGAGTATCTTGGCCGCTGGGTACTTGGCGCGCCACTCATGCAGCGCCTGTGAGAGTGCGTCTTTTTGCCCCTGCGTGCGATTGTCAACTGGGTTGCCCCGGCTGTCAACGCCGCCGATGTAGCTGATGTGTAGGCTCACCGAATTGTAGCCGGCAACGCCGTTGCATACGGTGTCATCCGGTGCCAGCGTGATGACTTCGCCGTTGGGTTTGACGACCTTGTGATAACCGGGTGACTTCCACTTCAGGTTTGTCCGCCAGTAGTTCTGAATCGAATCGATTGTCGTTGAGTGCGGTGTCGCCGTGCAGTGAACGACAAGGTATTTGATGTTTCGCATTTGGCCTATTTAGGTTGCAAAATTAAATATCATTGGTCTTGATTTTACACCCCATAAGGTACGAATCAATACGCCTCCTACCACTTTACACCCTATCGGGTGCTGGTCGTCGTGAACGTCGCATCAATGACGCGGGTGTCTATTTTCTTGGTGTTCAGGTGGATCAGTTTCAGCTTCATCCAGTAGCCACCCAATGGCTTCGGCGGTCTGCCTCTCTCAACGTGAAAGCCACCAACTCCTCCCTGATACTCCTCCTTGTATGTCGCTGTACGAATTTGGTGCAGAGGCCGTTGTTTGATTATATAGTCGCTTCGGTTGAGGTAGGTGATGACGTTGACGTGATGATACAACTCATGCACGTGCCCTTGCCAAGTGCAGTCGTAGCCTTCGACCATCGCCATGATTCGCTGGTCTTGGATGACGCCTTTGGTCACTGGGCCGCCTCCGCCTGAACCGTGGTAGTAGTGCATCGCAAAGCGTGTCCGGTGGTTTACTTTAGCACTGTGCGTGAATCCGAACAGGATTGCGCCGCCGTAGCCGCCAAGCTGAACGTCAGTCTTGCAATCGTGGTTTAGCAGCGTGACGAACATCTGCAATGCGTCGAACTCGACATGGCGGATCACGCTTGTCTCGTGGTTGCCGTAGCCGATCAGCGCGATATGCTTAGCGTATGGCTTGAACCATTTCACCGCGTCGTTTACGACGGCTTGGAGGTAGTTGCCCTTGTTGTGTTCTGGCCTGATTTCATCCTTGCCCCTGCGTGGATCTCCGCGCCCCTGCATCAGGCAGAAGGTATCGCCGTTCATGATGACCTTTGCGCCTCTGCGCACGGCTTCGTCGAGGTGGCTCTTTAGCAGGTCGCGATCACACTTCGGGTTGTCCCAATGCAGGTCGCTGATGAGCAGAAACTCCGCCTCCCTCCCTTCGCAGTCGAAGGTGTGAACATTCGCTGCGTGTCGGGTTATTTTCATGGCTATGGTTTGGTTGGTGTCTTGAGTAGCTTCAAGATTCGCACTTCCAGCACCTCCGTGATCTTGACGCCTGAAAAGCCGACGATGAAGGCGAGGCCGTACTCGATGTTCGGCGCTTTAATGTTCAGGATGCCGATGATCACAGGCGCGATGTAGGTTGCGGATAACGTGCCTGAAAGGACGGCGATCAGCTGCATTTTCCAGTTCTTCATCTTTGGCGCGAGCAGTAGTGCGCCGAAGAAGCCAGCGATGGTCAGGCCGAGGTTGATGCCGATTGATTTGAGGAAGTCGATCATTGTTAATCTTCGTTTAGTGTGTTAGATACGTCGTCGCGCTCGGTGTAGTCTTTGCCGTACTGGTCATCCCAGCCAAGGAAGGTATGCACCCCGACAGGCGGAGGCCA